TATTACAATACTCAGAACGGAGTATTTTTTAAACGTACTGGATCTACTAATTCATTTGTACTTCGTTCAAACTCTACTCCAACCCCCGGTACTCCTAGTGATACCAGAATAGTTAATCAAAGCTCTTGGAATGGAGACAAGTTAGACGGGACAGGGGATTCTGGATTTACCCTTGATACCACCAAAGCACAGATTCTATGGATGGACTTTGAGTGGTTAGGTGTTGGATCTGTCCGCTGTGGTTTTATTATTGATGGTCAGTACATTGTTTGTCATACCTTTACTAACGCTAACGAAATTGCTAGCGTCTATATGACTACTGCTATCCTCCCAGTGCGGTATGAGATTGTAACAACTACAGCAGCAGTAGCAGCTTCAATGAAAACAATATGCTGCTCTGTAGTTTCTGAAGGTGGATTTGAACAAACATCTATTGATCACGTTGCAAGACGTACTACAGTTTTAGGAACTATTGGAACTACCTTCTTACCAGTGGTATCTATTCGTTTAGCTTCTGGAAGAACAGGGGCGGTAGTGATACCAAACAGGGTTCAGATTCTACCTACAACCAGTCAAAACTATGAGATAGCACTGGTGAAGAATCCTACTCTGACAGGTGCGACTTGGGCATCTACAGTTCCTTCTAACTCTAATGTGGAGTTTGATGTAGCAGCTACCGCCATGACAGGTGGAACTATAGCTCAGACAAACTTTCTTGCATCTAATACTGCAGGAGGAACTGGGGGCACAAGTTTTGCTAATGCTTACAACTTTGATTTGCAGTTGGGTGCCACGATTGCTGGAGTTAGTGATATTTATACTGTAGGAATTAGGACAGTTTCTGGAGCTACAACAGGTGATGCAGTTGGCTCTTTGTCGTTCTTTGATCTAACTCAGTAATACTACTTAACTAAAAGATAATGTCTACAAAAAATAGAACAGTTAGCAAAGTACTAACAGCAAGTAACACAGACATCTATGTGGTACCGCTAAACTATGAGACAGAAGTAGCCAGTATTTTTGTAGCAAATGCAAGTAGCTCTTCAAGAAAGTTTTCTTTGGATTGGTATGACTCAGAAAATTCTACGTACTACACGCTTGCTGAACTTGTAAAAGTACCACCACGTTCAATACTACAAGTTACAGAAGGGCTGTGGTTAAAGAAGTCTGATAAATTGCGTGGCTTAGCTAACATAACGGATGACGTTACAGTCACGCTTAAGGTATATGAGTTTTTCATACCATTTCAAAAAGGTTAATAAACAGTACATGAATATAAATCTATCAGCGTACTTAATAACAGGATGTATGCTAGGACTAGAACATGTACGTGTGGATAATACTCATTATGTGGTTATCGATATACTGTTTGTTCGTTTTACCTTTGAAATAGAAAGTTAATATGTGGGCAGGGCTATTTCTGGTCTGCTTTATAACTTCTGAATGTGTTGAGGTTACGGAACAAGAAGTTAAACATTATTTTACAAAACAGGAGTGTGAGAAAAAAGCAATTGATTTTGCTAAAAACTTACACATGAAATTATTAGAGGCAGGGCACCTGACACAAGTAGGTTATCGCTGCGAAGAAAGTAAAAAAATACATGGCACGAAATTTAACTGAAAGACAACGCAAGTTCCTAGACGTACTTTTTGAGGAGGCTAACGGCGATGCTGTTACTGCAAAAAGGCTGGCTGGCTATTCAGACAATACGCCTACGGTTGAAATCATTGCTGCAATCAAAGACGAAGTCCTTGAGCGTACTAACTTGTATCTGGCTCGTAACGCTCCTCGTGCTGCTGTGGCTATGGCTGGTGCCATTACTGATCCAACTGAACTCGGCATTAAAGAAAAAATGAATGCAGCTAGAGAGATTCTGGATCGCACAGGTTTAGTGAAAACAGAAAAAGTGCAAGTGGAGGCGACTAATGGATTAATGATCCTACCACCGAAGGATAAGGATTCAGGTGGCGAGGAGTAGTGCAGGAAGGTGGTTGTTACCACAACCTAAAATAGCAGTAAAAGATAGTAACTGGATTCCAGTACCTAAAAACCCCAAAGGAACTGTTAAGACAATTCCCTTTGGCTACAAGCTAAGTGAGGAAACTCCAGATCTGTATGAACCCATACCAGATCAACTAGCAGCACTAGAGAAGGCCCGGAAGCATTTAAAAAGATATACTTCCAGAAAAGTAGCTGCGTGGATAACTAAGATCACTGGTAGATCTATATCACATGATGGGTTATTACAGAGACTGAGGAATGAGCAATACAGAAAAACCAAAGCGGCAACGCTACGATCTTGGGCTAGAAGGTACAAGAAAGCGATCCTTCTCGCTGAAAAGTACGACTACACGTTCGGGGCGAAAAGGAAAAGCATCCTCCAAGAAATCGGAGCAGGAGACTGGGGTGATAGAGACAGAACTTTTGTCAATGTCACAACAGGATCAGATGGAAATAGAATCGTCTATAAACTCTGTGGATGTAGATGTGAGCACTGTGGATCTGGCGGAACAGAACATAATCTTCCAGCCAAACCCCGGACCACAGACCCACTTCTTAGCAGCGAATGAAAGAGAAGTACTATACGGAGGGGCAGCAGGTGGAGGCAAGTCATATGCAATGCTTGCAGATCCCTTGCGGTATATGTACCATCCGCAGTTTAGTGGTTTGTTATTGCGACACACCACAGAAGAGTTAAGAGAACTTATTTGGAAAAGCCAAGAGATGTATCCGAAGATTTATCCGGGCATCAAATGGTCAGAAAGAAAGATGCAGTGGGTGGCACCAAGTGGAGCACGGTTGTGGTTCTCTTACTTGGATAGGGACGAAGATGTACTGCGGTATCAGGGTTTAGCATTTAGCTGGGTAGGGTTTGATGAGTTAACGCAGTGGGGAACGCCTTTTGCATGGAACTACATGCGTTCTCGTTTAAGAAGCACTGCATCAGATTTGCCCATCTATATGAGGGCAACTACAAACCCCGGTGGTCCCGGACATGCATGGGTCAAGAAAATGTTTATTGATCCATCTAAACCCGGTAAGTCTTTTTGGGCTACAGATATTGATACTGGTGAAACTTTAAGCTACCCAAAAGGACACAGTAAAGAAGGACTGCCGTTATTTAGACGTAGATTTATACCGGCATTATTAACAGATAACCCATATCTTGCTGATCAGGGCGATTATGAAACAATGCTTCTGTCTTTGCCAGAACATCAGCGTAAGCAGTTACTAGAAGGAAACTGGGATGTCTCTGAAGGTGCAGCATTTCCTGAGTTTAACAGGGCAATACATGTCGTTGACTCTTTTGAGATTCCTAAGAATTGGGTCAAGTTTAGAAGTTGCGACTATGGTTATGGTTCCTTTAGTGCTGTTCTCTGGTTTGCGGTAAGCCCAGCAGAACAGATTATTGTTTACAGAGAGTTATACGTAAGCAAAGTTCTAGCAAAAGATCTGGCACAGATGGTGTTAGAGCTAGAACAAAACGATGGTCAGATTAAATATGGTGTGCTGGACTCAAGTTGTTGGCACAAAAGAGGAGATACAGGCCCATCACTTGCAGAGCAAATGATTATGCAAGGTTGTAGATGGAGGCCATCTGACAGATCTGCTGGCTCACGTGTAGCAGGAAAGAACGAGATACATAGAAGATTACAGGTAGATGAGTTTACGGAAGAACCACGTTTGGTGATCGCAAGCAACTGCACAAACTTAATAGCTCAACTACCTATTTTACCGCTGGACAAAGCTAACCCAGAAGACATAGATACAAAAGTTAACTTTGACCATTTATATGATGCACTGCGATACGGCGTAATGAGTAGACCTCGTTTTAGTATTTGGGATTACGATCCTGCTAAAACAAGACCTTCTCATTTTGTCCCCGCTGATCCTACCATGGGGTATTAACTTAGATAATGGCAAACGAAAATTTTATTGAAGGACAAGCCACAGGGCTAGATGACGTATCGGAACAATCACAAGAAGATTTGATTGTTTCTCCTCTGATTAATCATGTCGTTGAGAAGTTTAATAAATCAGAGACAGCACGGCGGTGGGACGAACAGCGTTGGATCAGAGCCTACCGTAACTACCGTGGTATCTATGGCCCCGATGTTCAATTTACAGAGGCAGAGAAAAGTAGAGTCTTTGTCAAAGTAACAAAGACAAAAGTACTTGCAGCCTACGGGCAAATAGTAGATGTGTTATTTGCAAATAATACATTTCCCCTAAGTGTTGATCCTACCACTTTGCCAGAGGGTGTAGTTGGAGATGTACACTTTGATCAGAATAAACAGCAAGCTCCTAGCCCGGAAGGAATGGAGTCTCCTTACGGATATCGTGGAGATGGAAAAGAGTTGCCTCCCGGATCAACCGTCAATGATTTGATAGATCGTCTTGGTCCACTTAAAGAAGAACTATCAGGTATTGAAAATTTAAAAGAGGGTCCGGGATTAACTGCTACTTCTGTAACCTTTAGCCCTGCAGAAGTTGCGGCTAAAAAGATGCAAAAGAAAATTCATGACCAGCTAGAAGAAAGCAACGCAACAAAGCAGTTACGGTCAGCAGCATTTGAATTGTCTTTGTTTGGCACAGGCATTATGAAAGGTCCGTTTGCAACGGATAAAGAGTACCCAAACTGGACAGATACTGGCGAATACAATCCCACAATTAAAACAGTACCCCAGTCTTCCCATGTAAGTGTTTGGAACTTTTATAATGATCCAGATGCAATCAACATGGATGAAGCACAGTACTGTATTGAACGGCACAAGCTAAGCCGCAGTCAGTTGCGTAGTCTTAAAAAGCGTCCAATGTTTAGAAAGAATGTAATTGAAGACGTTATTACACAGGGCGAAAACTACGTAAAGAAATACTGGGAAGATGATCTTGCTGATTATCAAACAGAAACAGGCGTAGATAGATTTGAAGTACTGGAGTACTGGGGCGTTGTTGATCGTGAGATGTTAGAGGACAACAACGTCAAGATTCCAGAGACATTTGAAGACGCAGATGAACTGCAAGCAAATATCTGGATTTGCAATAACAGAATTATTCGCTTAGTTCTTAATCCATTTAAACCAACACACATTCCGTACTACGTAGTTCCGTATGAATTAAACCCATATTCCATGTTTGGTATTGGTGTTGCAGAAAACATGGACGATACGCAGACACTGATGAATGGCTTCATGCGTATGGCGGTAGACAATGCTGTTTTGTCAGGTAACTTGGTGTTTGAGGTAGATGAGACTAACCTTGTTCCCGGGCAGGACATGACTATCTACCCCGGTAAAGTCTTCCGCAGACAGGGCGGTGCTCCGGGTCAGGCTATCTTTGGTACAAAGTTTCCCAATGTATCCAATGAAAACCTACAACTGTTTGATAAGGCTCGGGTATTAGCAGACGAATCTACTGGCATGCCTTCCTTTGCCCATGGTCAAACCGGAGTGTCTGGCGTAGGACGTACAGCTTCTGGCATCAGCATGCTAATGAATGCTGCTGCCGGTGGTATTAAGACAGTAATTAAAAACATTGATGACTATTTACTTCGTCCCATGGGGGAAGCCTTCTTTGCTTTCAACATGCAGTTTGATTTTGATCCTGAGATCAAAGGCGATTTAGAAGTTAAAGCACGTGGTACTGAAAGCTTAATGGCAAATGAAGTACGTAGCCAGCGGCTTATGCAGTTCTTACAGATTGTTAATAATCCTGCTCTTGCGCCTTTTGCAAAATACACTTATATTATTCGTGAGATTGCAAAGTCAATGGATCTTGATCCAGAGAAGGTGACTAACAGTCTTGAAGAAGCAGCACGTCAGGCTATGCTGATTCAACAGAATCAACCTCCACAACCTGCAACGCCAGCAGCACCACAAGGCGTACCCGGACCTACAGATACTGCCGGAACAGGCGGAGGTAATATCGGTATAGGACAGGCTCCAGTACCGGGAGAGCAAGGCTTTAGTGCTGCACAAACTCAACCACCACAACCGCCACTACAATAAATGGATAAATTATATCTTACAAAATTAGCTACATTAGTTAATACACAAAAACAATGGGAGGCTTTTAATGAATTACTTGAAGACCGTGTTGGACAGTATCAAAAAGTTTTGGAACAAAGTGTTAGCACAACTGAACTCTATCAAGCACAAGGTGCAATCCAAGCTCTAAGAAAGCTTAAACTTTTACGAGATGAAGTAAATGCAAAGAAATCCTAATCCGTTTCAACCCGCACCTCCGCAACAAGAGTCTGCCCCACCCACGGCACCAGTAATGCCGGGGGTACCGGCACTTCCAACCCCAGTTATTTATGATGGTCAAAAAATGGCAGATGGGGGATTGTTGCAAGAAGGCGGATCTGTAGATCCTGTATCTGGTAACGAAGTTCCAACTGGATCTTTAAAAGAAGAAGTTCGGGATGATATTCCAGCGCAGTTAAGTGAGGGAGAGTTTGTATTTCCTGCCGATGTAGTCAGGTTTATTGGCCTTGAAAGACTAATGCAATTGCGCCAAGCAGCAAAAGAAGGTCTATCTAAAATGGAAGCTATGGGTCAGATGGGTAACTCTGACGAAGCTACCATGGATGATACCGGAGAGTTTGAAACTGAAATCGATGACATCATGAAAGAAGTAGAGATGGAATCGGAAGGAGAAGAAGAGGAAGAGCCACAAGAGATGCAAGTGGGCGGTATGCCGGAAGCTGCTGAACAGAAGCCCATGCAGCAGCAGATGAAACAGGCATTGCCTACAAAAGGAAATAAGTTAAAGCCTCAAGAGATTATCCGTAGGGATTTAGAACGTGATGGTCTTACTGCTGAAGAACAAAAACTAATGAGGCATTTGGCTGCTGCTGTTCGTTTGAAAAAAGCAATCATGATTCAAACAAATAACACAGTATTTGTTGGACTGCGTGGAAGCGAAGGTCAATTTAAAGTACATTTGTACTCACAAGATTCTCCTAATGTTTTAGCTGACTCTATTAAACAGGGTGTCGAGTATCTTAAAAAAGCTAATATCAAACAGATTCAATCTGTTACAGATAAGTACGAAATTATTTCTCTACTTCAAACCCTTGGATATGCTCCACAAGTAGAAAAAATAGGAAATAAATTTTCATTTACAATGGAGATTAAATAATGGGTGGCGCAGGTGATGTTATTGAGGATGTTGTTGATTCAGTCGGTGACGCAGTTGAAAGTGTCGGAGATGCTCTGGGGGATTTAGCTGATGGAGTTGGTGATGTTATTGAGGATGTTGCCGATACTATTTCCGATGCTGGCTCTTGGATTGACGATAATGTAATTCAACCCGCTCTAGATGATCCTGTTAAAACCATAGCCACTATCGCTGCTATTTCTACTGGCAATCCACAACTAATTCCGTATATTAATGCGGCAGATGTTGCCGTAAAAGGAGGAGACATTGAAGACATTGGTAAAGCTTATATTGTTTCCTCTATTGGTCAAGGTGTTGGTAATGAAGTTGGTAACGCTGTTTACCAAGAAACTGGATCAAAGATTGCAGCGTCTGCTGCCTCAGGAGCCACACGTGGGGCTATAAGTTCTGGAGCAGCCGGACAAGACCCCTTGGCTGGAGCTATTATTGGCGGAGCTACTGGAGCAACAGGTGCAGCAGTACAAGCAGGATCAGAAGAATTGTTTGGTCCAAGGGCAGAACAATCGGGCCTTGAAAAGTTTGCTACTGGCGCAACACAACAAATAGCACGTACCGCAGTTGGGCAAAGTCTTGCTGAAGAGTTATATGATGACAGGGGCATGCCCATCCAAACTGCAGCGGCGGGACAGGCTAGACGTTTATTTGGTACTCGTGTACCTCAGTCTGGTATGGGGGCTACAGAACAACCCACATACGAAACTAAAAAGTACGTAAATGATGAAGGCAACGTACTCTATATTCAATTTAAAGACGGTGAACCCCAACAGATTATTCCTCCGGGCTACAAAGAAGAATCACTTACTGGCACAGTAATGTTAGCTTCTTCTCTGCCAGAAGCAACAACAGGAGCTTTTGATGAAGGAACTATACCAGCAGCAAGAGGCGGATTAGCAGTAAAGAAAAAGAAAGAAAAGAAACCGACTACCAGCAAGGGACTGGCGGTTAAACAGAAGTAAATCCCTTATTTAACTGGCTACCTAATACCTATAGCTTAGGCTATACCACTGTTAGCCCCAAGGAGATGTGATGAGTGATGTAATTGCAGTTGTAGATAATACGCCCAAAACCGAAGTTATTAAAGGTACAGGGTTTGCAAAGCGGTCTGTTCTAGATGAGCGCATTGCAAAGGAAGAAAAGGAACTTGAAGAACTGAAGAAGGTTCAAACTGCTCCTACAGCAGAAGAGACTTCGGAGGAAGACGAGGAACCCACTTCCGCAGAAGAAAAGAGTTTTAAGAAGCGGTACGGAGATTTACGTAGGCATACCCAAAAGCTTCAAACGGATATGCAAAAGCAAATCGAAGATCTTAAAGCACAACTAGAACAGAGCACTAAAGGGCAGATTAAACTGCCCAAGACTGAAGCAGAACTGGACGCTTGGACTAAAGAGTATCCTGATGTAGCCAAGATTGTAGAAACTATTGCAATCAAGAAAGCACAGGAGCAGTCGGCAGGACTTGAAGATCGACTCAGGAAGATCAACGAGATGCAGGCAGAAACTCTGAAAGAAAAGGCTGAAGCAGAACTGATGCGTTTACATCCAGACTTTGATCAAATCAGGGAGATGGATGAGTTTCATGAGTGGGTGGAACAGCAACCCAAATGGGTGCAGCAAGCCCTGTATGATAATGAAACAGACGCTATTTCTGCTGCTCGGGCTATTGACTTGTATAAGGCTGATAAGGGCATAAGTGCCAAAAAAGCCAAGAAGTCAGATGACCGGGAGGCAGCAGCCAGTGTACGTACTAACCGTACTTCTGCCCCAGATCAGACCGGCGAAGCCGGGACAATCCGGGAATCAGAAGTAGAAAAGATGTCTCCCCGGGAGTACGAGGCACGGCAAGAAGAGATCCATGCTGCTATTAAGTCTGGAAAATTTGTGTACGATTTGTCAGGTGCCGCACGATAGGGGCTTGACAAATTCGTAAAACCGAGTATAACTCCGGGTACACGAATGTATTTTTGTTGTAGAGGGTGAACGGGGTAGCTCCCCTTCTGGTACCGTGGATACTGGATAGCCCTGTTTTCATTAAGTTGCCGCTGTGTTACAGCCTACCAACTAAGTTTTTACTTGTAACGCAAAACAACGAACACAGATTTACCTGATGCATTGTCAGCCCGTTATACTAAAGGGGGCACCCTACTGTATAACGCACCTAACAATCTCAGCCTCTAGTGGTAGTGTTTAAGCGTATTAATTTATTCTTAATTCATTATCTCTTAGGAGGAGATTAACCATGGCATTTAAAACCGCTGCCGGTTACGGCAACCTGCCTAATGGTAATTTTAGCCCAGTCATTTACTCGAAGCAGGTACAACTTGCTTTCCGTAGGGCTTCTACCGTTGAGGCAATCACAAACTCCGATTACTTCGGAGAAATCGCAAACTTTGGCGACTCAGTTAAAATCCTGAAAGAGCCTGAAATCACTGTTAAGGACTACGCACGTGGTACACAAATCACTGCTCAAGACCTTGACGATGAGGACTTCACTCTGGTTGTCGATCAGGCAAACTATTTCGCATTTAAAATCGATGACATCGAAGCTGCTCACTCACATGTGAACTTCATGTCGCTGGCATCTGATCGTGCAGCCTATCGTCTGCGTGACCAGTATGATGCTGACGTGCTTGGCTATCTGTGCGGCTTTGAACAGTCTGCTAAGAATGCACAAGCTGGTACAGCACGTACAACTGCTCCCGGAACTAAAGCTGTTTCATCTGCAGGCTCTGACGAACTGCTGACATCGATGAAGCTCGGTAAAGCAAGCTTTGGTAACATCACAACAACTGGTGCTACTACTGCTCATTCGATCCCTGTCGCTCCCCGTCTTCCGGGCGCAACAGCACTGCCCACAGCAACAGCATCTCCGCTGATGGTCCTTGCTCGTATGGCTCGTCTGCTGGATACACAGTTTGTTGATACGGCAGGACGTTGGATTGTTATCGATCCGATCTTCTTGGAAATCCTTAAAGACGAAGATGCTCGTACACTGAATGCCGACTTCGGCGGATCTGGTCTGCAGAACGGTCTGGTTCTGAACAACCTGCACGGGTTCAAAGTCTATGTGTCAAACAGCCTGCCCAAGATTGGTACAGGCCCGGGCACAACCGGCACAGCTAACCAGTCCAGCAACTTTGGCATTATCGTAGCTGGTCACGGTTCTGCTGTTGCTACTGCTCAGCAAATCACCAAGACAGAGAGCTATCGTGATCAAGACAGCTTCGCTGATATTGTGCGTGGCATGCACCTGTATGGTCGCAAGATTCTGCGTCCTGAGGCACTTGCCGTTGCTCGTTACAACGTGGCTTAAGGAGAAACACTAAATGGCTACCTTTGACTTGACCCTTGGGTCCACCAAGAAAAACAGTGCGGCTGACAGCATTGCCTCACTTCCTGATGCTCGTAACCGTGCGTACATGGTTGAAGCAATTCTTGATATCAGCAAGATTGCTAACTACACATGTGCTAACGGCGACATCTTCCAGCTTCTGGAAATTCCTGCTGGCACGATGATTATCTCTGCTGGTGCTCAGGTTCTGACAGTCTTTAATGGTACGACTCCTACCGTTGACATTGACTTCGCTGCTGGCGATGACATTGTTGATGGTGGTGACGTAACTGCTACTGGCTATCTGGCTGCTGGTACTAACGGTGGTGCTAACAACACAGCACAAACAACTTTTACCCAGCTTGTTTCTACAACCGATACAATCGATGTTAAATTGATTGCTGCTTCGGCTGACGTAACTTCTGGTGTTCTGCGTGTCTACGCAGTTCTTGTTGATTTGACTAGTGTTGCTTCTTCGGCTGACGAAGTTGATCGTGATCAGCTTGCTTAATAAGTAAGTTGACAAGGGTGACTCCTCACAAGGGGGTCACCCGTTTTTACGTATATGTATTTAAAAGCAAATCAGATTCACTTTCCTGACAGAGTAATAAAAATAAAACTGTCGGATTTAAAAAATACATACGGTATTGAAACAGAACAAAAGTGGGTATCCTCCCTCTTTGATTCGTTAGATAAAAAAGGAATGTTGCACCCCATACTAGTGTGTAAAGAAGATGCGCTAAAAGAGGGTGGAGAGTTAAGCAGTCTTATAAGGTATCAGGTAGAGTTCTTTGGAATTCCTTGGAGAGTCCTTATAGGAAATAACAGATACTTTTATGCAGTAGAAAAGAATTACGAATATATTGATGCGTACGAAATAAAAACAAAAGAAGACTATAATTTATTTCAAGACGCAACAGTATTAGAGGCACATCAATTTTAAAGGCGAATAATGGCGTACGACTTTCTCGGACTAGTCAATGATGTAAACCGCCGACTCAATGAGGTTGAGTTGACCTCGTCTAATTTTGCTGCTGCCAAAGGTTTTTATAGTCAAGCTAAAGACGCTGTAAATGCCGCATTGCAAGATATTGATCAACAGCAGTTTGAGTGGCCTTTTAATCACGACAGTCAGGAAGTAACTCTGGTAGCTGGAACTACTAGGTACGCTTTTGAAACAGACATGAAGTCTCCAGACATGGAGTCTTTTCGTTTAAAGTGGAGTGATACTTTAAACATTACTACCACTAAACTGCAGTTTATAACCTATGATGAGTATCTTAAAAGATACATAGATCAAGAATACAATACAGATACAAGTATTCGTGGAAAACCTATTTATGTTTTCCGTGCTCCTAATCTTTACTTCGGAGTATCTCCAGCACCGGATGCTGCATACACATTGGTGTATGATTACTATAAAGCAAACATAGCTTTGTCGGCATATTCAGATGCGCCATCAGTACCTGAGGCATATAGGCATGTGATCATCGATGGTGCAATGTATTACTCGTACCTATTCCGTGGTAATACCCAAGATGCAATTGTGGCAAAGGAGAAGTTTAAAGAAGGCGTAAAGAATATGAGAACCATTCTCATTAACAGGAATGATTCGATTAGTTCTACGATGATTAATAAGTCGGAGATTACGTCTTACGTTTATAGGATTGTCTGATGCCTGATCGTTGGTCAACGTATGCCTTCGAGTTTAAGGGCGGCTTAGTAAGTAACCTGTCTCCGTTGCAGCAGGGTGTTCAAGCTCCGGGTACGGCACGTGTATTAAGAAACTTTGAGCCTTCTGTAGAGGGCGGTTACACACGGATTAAGGGTTACGACAAATACGATAGTAACTTTGTTCCACCATATGGGACGGTAAAGGTACATGGTTCTGGACAGACTGGGACTACTCTTGTGGTGGGAGATGTGTCTAGTGCTCCACAACAAGGCGATACTTTTACAATCACAGGAGTAACCGGCACATACACAATTGCTACTGGTGGTGTGTCTTACAATAGCTCTACAAAAAGAGCAACACTGACACTGACTACTAGTCTTGCTAGTAGCCCTGCTGATAAAGCAGCAGTCACTTTTACAAGTGACAGTGGGATTGTAAATGGTATTGCTGCATGGGAAGGCAATGTCATTGCGGTACGTAATAACTGCTTGTATAAATCTACAGGCAGTAACTGGACAAAGATTAATGTACCTTCATACGGCACTGTATTAGTAAACGGTGCCGGTCAGACTGGAGGAACACTCGCAGTAGATGGACTAACGGCAGTGCCCCAGATTGGGGATACTTTTAGTGTTGCTGGTATTGAATTAGTTTATACGGTTACAGCAGTACCAACCGTAACCAGTGGCGGTGCAACAGTTAGCATTAGTCCTAACTTAGCAAGTAGTCCAGCAGATAACGCAGCAGTTACATTCTTGACGTTGAACAGAGTTAATTCAACCAAGAATAGATTTACGAAGTACAGAATTGGTACATCGGAAAAAATATCTGGGGTAGATTCTACAAACTACCCATTCATTTACGATGGTACAACCTTTACTGCACTTACAACAGCACCATCAGATGTGTTTGCAGCAGAACATGTTGTGTTCTTTAAGAACCAAATGTTTTATGCCAAAGGAGATATTCTAACCTTTACTGCACCATACACGGATTCTGATTTTACTGCAGCTAATGGTGCTGGAAATATTAATGTAGGTGGCAAGATTACTGGATTAATTGTTTTCCGTGAACAGCTAATCATATTCAGTGAAAATAGAATTAATAGGATTACAGGAAATACACTTGCAGATTACGTACTGCAGCCTATAACCAGAAACATTGGATGTGTCGATAGCGATACCATCCAAGAAGTTGGCAGTGATGTGATGTTCCTTGGGCCAGATGGCTTAAGATTATTAAGTGCTACAGATCGTATTGGTGACTTTGATTTAGCAGTAGTATCTAAAGCAATTCAAAAAGAGGTTACGGAAGTTATTGCTGCCAATACTTCTTTTGCTAGTGTAGTTATTAAAAAGAAATCACAGTACCGTTTGTTGGGATACAAAGATGCCATTTCAGCATCTACTGCTACCGGGATCTTAGGAACACAGTTAGCAGGACCGGAGGGCAGTTTCTTTGGTTGGGCGGAGCTTCGAGGTATTAAAGCGTATGTCGCTGATAGCGATTATAACGCCAAAGTAGAAACTGTTGTATTTGCAAACGATGACGGGTACGTGTACGAAATGGAGTCCGGTGACTCTTTTGATGGTGCAAATATTCAGGCTGTATTTTATACGCCGTTTGTACCTGCAGGTGACCCCCGTATACGTAAGGCTTTTTATAAGTTATTCCTGTACACAGATCCAACAGGAAGCGTTGACGTAGCAGTTAACTTAAAACTAGATTTTGATGATGAAGGATTGATTCAGCCCGACACAATCACTTTATCTAACACTACCGGAACAGTTGGATTTTATGGATCTCCTACCGCCACATACGGCGTAGTGAGATACGGAACAAAATTGAAAAGATTATTTCAAACACAAGTAGTAGGTTCGGGCTTTACAGTGTCGCTGCAGTTTGTGTCAGATAGTGATGATCCTCCTTTCTCTCTTGACGCAGCAACGCTTGAGTTTTCATCTTTCGATAGGCGATAAACCATGGCTGGTTATACCCGTAACGATACACTAAACAATATTGCTGATGGTAACATCATCAATGCGGCTGACCTTGACGGGGAATTTGATGCACTGGTTGCTGCGTTCCATGCAAGCACTGGACACGTTCATGACGGTACTGCCGCTAATGGCGCTCCAATTACACGGCTCGGGCCTGCTCAAGAATTTGTAGCAAGTGGCAGTTCTTTAACACCCAAGACAGACGATACTTACGATCTTGGTAGTGCTACGTTCCAGTATAAAGATGCTTATATTGATGGCACTGCGTACGTAGATGCAATTGATTTTAATGGTACTGCAATTACAGCAACAGGTACTGAGATCAATTATCTCAGTGGGGTTACTTCCGCAGTACAAACACAGTTAAATAATAAACAAGGACTTGATGCAGAGTTAACAGCAATTGCCGGTTTAACTTCTGCTGCTGACAAGGTTCCGTATTTTACCGGATCTGGTACTGCGGCTGTAGCTGACTTTACTTCTTTCGGAAGAAGCTTAGTTGATGACGCTGATGCTTCTGCAGCACGTACCACTCTTGGGTTGGTGATTGGAACAAATGTACAAGCTTACGATCCTGAACTTGCCGCTATTGCTGGTTTAACTTCAGCAGCAGATAAGGTACCTTATTTTACAGGTTCAGGTACAGCAGCGGTAGCTGACTTCACTTCGTTTGGTCGAAGCCTCGTAGATGATGCTGATGCTTCTGCTGCACGTACTACACTTGGCTTGGGTACAATTGCTACGCAAGCAGCAAACAACGTCAATATCTCTGGTGGTTCTATCACTGGCATTACTGACTTAGCAATTGCAGATGGCGGTACGGGAGCTTCTACTGCCAACGCAGCATTGAATAATCTGCTGCCCTCACAATCAACCAATGCAGGCAAGTATCTTGTAACAGACGGAACAAATACTTCTTGGGACCAGATTAATATCAGCACATCTGATATTACTGGCACCCTGCCAATTGCTAATGGCGGTACAGGTTCTACTACAGCATCCGGTGCTAGGACAGCGTTGGGCCTTGCAATTGGCACAGACGTACAAGCGTATGATCCGCAGTTAGCTGACGTTGCTGGATTGACACCCACGGATAACGGTGTTATAATTGGCGATGGTACGAACTTTGTAGTTGAGACTGGTAATACATTAAGAACTTCACTCGGTCTTGCAATTGGAACAGATGTGCAAGGCTATGACGCAGAACTGGCAGCTATTGCTGGATTGACTAGTGCTGCAAATAAAGTACCTTATTTTACTGGATCTGGAACTGCTGCACTCGCAGACTTCAGTTCTTTTGGTCGTAGTCTTGTAGATGATGCAGATTCAAGTGCTGCACGTACTACATTAGGTTTAACGATTGGCACAGACGTACAAGCTTACGATCCACAATTAGCAGATGTTGCTGGATTAACACCAACAGATAACGGTGTCATTATTGGTAATGGTACCAACTTTGTTGTTGAATCTGGAGCAACGCTTAAAACATCTCTTGGTCTTACAATCGGCACTGATGTACAAGCATACGATAGCAACCTAACTAGTTTTGTAAATGCCTTTACTTTGCCCACAGTAGATGGTGCGGCAGATCAGGTATTAAAAACAAATGGATCTGGAACATTGTCATTTACGACAGTTACTTCTGGAGATCCTGCAGGTACGGCAGTTGCTTTAGCAATTGCTCTGGGGTAAGTAAAGGAAAATAAATGGCAAATACATTTACATCTTATGTAAACAAAGACGTAGGTACATCTGCTGCTACTGTAGTCACAGTAGGTGCTTCTACACAAACAACTGTGATTGGCATGACAGCGTCCAACACTACTACTTCTTCGGTCACTGTAGATGTGTATATCACACGATCTGCAGTTAACTACTACATTATTAAAGGGGCTACGGTACCAGCGGGAGGCTCTTTAGTAATTGTAGGCGGAGATCAGAAAGTAGTTCTTGTTGTCTCTGATGCATTGAAGATTGTTTCATCCGCAGCTTCATCAATTGATGCTGTTACCTCTGTACTGGAGATCACTTAATGTCTTTTGATACTTCATACTTAAATGCCTATATTGGTAATAATCCAGCCAATGCTGGCGGAGCAATACTTCCGAATAAGACCACAGCAACCTCAACCTATGAGATTTCAAGCGGATCAAATGCCATGTCGGTTGGACCCGTGACGGTGGCTTCAGGTGTTTCAATCATCGTTTCTTCTGGACAAAGGTGGGTAGTTATATGAGTAATATTGTTGTTAATCCTAATTCAAGCGGGACTGGAACATTAACAGTTACTTCTCCGAATACTAACAGTAACTATACAATCAGTCTACCTGCTGCAACTTTAACTATTGCTGGAACGGATGCTGCTCAAACATTTACTGCAGCCCAAACATTTAACTCCACTTATTTAAAGCTTGCCGGTTCGACTAGCGGAACGGCTACTTTAAATGCACCTGCAATCGCAGGCACTAACACATACACATTACCTCCCGATGCTGCTACGTTGGGATACAGAAATGTGCCAGCAGTAGGAACAAAGACAGGTTCATACACTCTGGCAACGGGTGATGTAGGAAAGTATGTTCAGGTAGGATCTAGTGGATCGATCACGATTCCGGATGCAACTTTTTCTGAAGGTGACATTATCTCTGTATTTAACAACACCTCAGGAACTATTACAATAACTTGTACAATTACTACTGCTTATATTGCTGGCACAGATTCGGATAAAGCTTCAATGACTTTGGCAACTAGGGGTTTGGCAACTATCTTCTTTATCTCTGGAACAGTTTGTGTTGTACAGGGGAACGTATCTTGAGCAGTATTAAGCAATTATTTCTAGGTGGCTCTTCTGGCGGCTATCAGATCGAGCGCAGCCTGCGGTTCAACTCTGCGGATACTGCGTATCTGAACAGGACTTTTGGTTCTGGAGATCGTAAGACTTGGACTTTTTCGTGCTGGATTAAAAAATCTGTTGTTGTAAATGACGGAAACGATGTTCCATTATTTAGCGCAGTAGGAGCAAGTTCTGCTTACGATTCAATTAGGTTTAATTCAGATTCAACTTTTCGTATTTACTATTCTGGTGGTGCTGCTTATGCAACAGCAATATCTGGAAGCCCTGTATTTAGAGATGTATCTGCTTGGTATCATTTTGTGGTTGCACAAGATACGACACAATCTACTGAATCGTTGCGGCTACGGGTGTGGATTAACGGCGTACAACAAACATTAACTGGAATACCGGGATTAAATTATGAATCAGGCATCAACAATAATGTAGAGCATGATATTGGAAAACAGTATGCACAGGCACAGTATTTCAACGGCTACATGGCCGAGGTTAACTTCATCGGAGGTTCAGCAAAGACTGCTAGCGACTTCGGTGAAACAGATTCCGCAACTGGCGTATGGAAGCCTAAAGCCTACACAGGCACATACGGCACTAACGGGTTCTACCTCAAGTTTGCTGATAACAGCAACACCACCTCGACAACACTAGGCAAGGACTCATCCGGCAACGGTAATAACTGGACACCTAATGGATTCTCTGTCGCCTCTGGTGTTGGTAATGACAGCCTTGTAGACACGCCGACATCGTATGGCACAGACACAGGTGCTGGTGGTGAGGTGCGGGGGAATTACTGCACAATGAACCCATTAAATGCTTTTGGGTTTGCGTCTGGCGCTATTTCAAACGGTAATCTTAATGTTGGTAACGGAGCCGGTGTTGTTTACGCAGGCATCACCTCAACCATGCGTATTCCGACAACTGTTCCAATTTACGCAGAGTTTACAGTTACATCTTTAGGTTCCTCACCAAACGGCCCTAGAGTTGGAATTACATCAAACAATACTGTTGGCAATACTGCTAGCAGAAGTTTTGGAGATAGCGCAACAGAATGGGTATTAATTACATCAACAGGCGATAAACGAAACTCTGGCTCAACTACTTCATACGGAACTGGATTTAGTGCAAACAATATTGGGATGCTTGCGGTTGATACTGCCAACGGAAAAGTATGGTTTGGAAAAGATGGAACTTGGTTCAATAGTGGAGTGCCTGCATCGGGAACTAATGCCGCCTTTACAAATGTAAGCGGTGAAGTATATGTTGGAACAGAAAACGATTCAGACGACAGTGTAATTTTCAACTTCGGCCA